ATCAGCTGCGGCGGGTCCGTCCTTTGCGGGCGGCCAGGTGGGCGGGGCTGTTCATTCCAGGGACGGGTCCCGCCTTCGAAGGGGTTTTTGCGGCTCATGGGCATCAGCCCCCTTTCTGCGCCTCTGCCACTCGCAGTGGGGGCAGATGTAGTGTTTGCCCCCTGGATCCAGACTGGAGACATTCCAGTCCCTCCCGCAAACATGGCAGAGGCGGTGCTTCCCCTGGATCACAGGACCCGGAGGGGGATGCCGAGACGGGCCAGGGCGGCGTTGGTGCGGGCTCTTCGGCCCTTCTTGGCCTGCTCAGCGTGGCGCTTTTTCATGGCGGGGGCAATCGCCCGGATCATGGTGTCCTCGGCGAGGGCGGCTTTCTTGATCTGGATGGCGTTCATAGGGTTTTCTCCTTTTCGGTATAATTTTTCCCACGGGGTTGGTGGCTGGGGCGGCCCGTGGATTTCCGCCAGTTGGCAACGGTCTTTTTGCAGACGTTGCAGGCCAGGCCGATTTGCAGGTCGTTGGCTCCCTTGTCGTAGAGGGTTGCGGCCAGTTCCCGGTCAAAGGTTTGGGGGAGTTTCCGCTTCCGTTCCCGGACGGCCTGGGATGCTTTTTGGCGGGCCTTCTTGGTCAGGAGTTGTTCCTGGTGGGTTTTGCTGCTCCGGTAGAGGGAGCAGCCTCCCTGGGGTTCTGTATGCACTCCCTGTTTGATCCGGCTGGACCTTGTGTGCCATAGATAGTCACAGGTCCAGAACTGGGACAGGTACCGGCAGCCGGCGCATTTGGGATAGCGCCGCTTGTTGCCGTTCCGAACGACGGAGACGGTCAAACCATAGAAGGTGGGCATGTTACACCCCCTCGCAGAGCCGACGGGCCAGGGTGGGAACTGAGATACAGTTTTCATCCCCGAACCCTAAGTGGGCCTTGACCCACCTGGCATCCTTGCCGGTGTACCGGGCCACCTCTTTTATGGAGAGGACGCGCTTGCCGTCGAAGAAGGTCAGCAGGTCCTCTAGGTTGTCGCGGTAGGCTGGGTGTTCTCTCGACATTTTGTACCTCCTTTTTGTGGCTTTCCGTTCCATCCCGGGTGAATCTATGGTATAAAAGGATGGAATAGGGGGTGAATACGATGCGAAGGGTATTGCTTCTGGTTGCCGCCATCGTTCTTTGCCTTGGGCTCGGGTCCTGCCAAATGATGACGGAAGAGGAAATCCAGGCGGCGTATGACGAGGCTTTCGCCGCCGGGGCTGCCTCCGTCGATGTAACCTCGCTTCTGGAAGACGCTGAAAAGTCGGAAGACCTAGAGCGCCAACTGGAAGCGAAGCGAACCGAAGGATACGCAGAGGGGTTCGACCGGGGGTACAAGGCCGGATATGAGAACGGGAAGAAGGATGGATCTGCGGAAGCGGGCAAGGCTTCCGAGGGTTCCTCTAGTTCTGCGGCGACGCAGTCGGGAGGGACAACGTCTTCCGGTTCCGAGGGGTCCGGCTATGCGTCCCAGTCTGCCGTGACGGTGTATGTCACAGACACGGGGAGCAAGTACCATTCCTATGGCTGCCAGTATCTGAGAGAGAGCTGCCACGGGATGACGCTGTACCAGGCCAAGCAGGCCGGGTATACAGCGTGCAGCCGGTGTGATCCGCCTGCATAACCTTCGAGCAACGGGACCGCTTCGGCGGTCCTTTTGCTTTGATGCCGGTTCAATCTGATTGAACCTTTTGCGCAAAAAAATACTGAGAAATTAGTTCTGCAGGGATTCCCAACAGATTTGAGGCTTGCACAATCTCTGACTGCTTCCATCCGGTTTTTCCGTTCAATTTCAAGGAAATGGAGCGTTCCGAAAGGTTCATGGCATCAGAAAATTTCTGTTGAGTACCGTAGACCTCTACGATTTTACCGAGGAGTTTCGAGTAATCAAAGGACATAGGGGCACCTCCTTTCTTTCGGGTTGTTCAATTGCTTTGAACTACCTAAAGTATATCACCGCGCGAAGAGGAAGTCAATAGAGAAATTCAAAAAAGTTGAATTTATTCCCGTTTGCTATTGAACTTTAGTTCAAAATCTGTTATAGTATAGGGGACAGGAGGTGCCACCCATGAGAGCCACCAATACGGCGCAACGACTAAAGGAAATCATGGCAGAAAGAGGGCTAAGGCAAGTAGATATTATTGATATGGCAAAGCCCTACTGCGAAGAGCACAATGTAAAACTAGGGAAGAATGACCTGAGCCAATATGTGAATGGGAAGGTGGAACCAGGACAAACCAAACTAGCCATCTTAGGGATGGCTTTAGGGGTTAGTGAAACTTGGTTGATGGGTTATGATGTTCCTAGGGATCGAGAATCTACTGTGAACACTCCTGCCGGTTTTTTCCCGGTCCCCGAGACCTACACAGTCCCTCGGGTTGGGGCGATTGCCTGCGGTACGCCCATCCTCGCTGAGCAAAACATTGAAACCTACGATGCAGTACCAAACCGCATCCGCTGTGACTTCACCCTTGTGTGTAAAGGGGACAGCATGGTTGGGGCTGGGATTGAAGACGGTGATGTGGTTTACATCCGCCAGCAGCCGGAGGTGGAAAACAACGAAATCGCTGCCGTGATGATTGACGGGGAGGCTACCTTGAAATATTTCAAGCGCGTCGGTGATATGGTGCTTCTTTCCCCGGCAAATCGGGAGTATGAGCCGATCATTGTTTCTGGGGAAAACCTGGGGAAAGTGAAAATCGTCGGGAAGGCCGTAGGGTTTACCCGGTTTTTTGAGAAATAAAAAGTGCCCGTCCTCTGTGTTGGCGCACAGAGAACGGGCAAAGGGGTTACAGTAAGTTTGCGGAAGACTACTGCACCCCCTACTATAACACAAAGTAGGAGGAAAATGCAATGATAAAACGGAAAGACGGACGGTGGCAGGAGCAGATCACCCTGCCGGGAATGAAGAAGCCAAAATATTTCTATGGGAAGACGCAGAAAGAGGTGAAACAGAAGATGGCGGCCTGGCAAAAGGACCAGGTGGGCGGTCGGACGTTTGCGGCCTGCGCGGATGACTGGGACCGGGAACACACGGAACAGGTGGAGTACAACACCTCCGTCATGTATCGGGCACCGCTGCGCCGGGCAAAGGAACACTTTGCAGGGCGGAAGATCCAGGACATTGGGCCGGATGAAATTGACGCCTACATAAATCACATAGCGGGACAAGGGTATAGCCGCCGTGGTGTGCAGGTGTACCTGGACATGTTCCGGATGATCTGGAATTTCTCCATTGTTCGGGGATGGGCGAAAAGCAATCCCTGTGGGCCAGTAAAGCTGCCTGCCGGGTTGAGTGATGGAGAACGGAGTGCCCCTACAGAAGAACAGCAGGAAAAGGTCAAGCAAGGTCTGGAGAAAGAGAATGGCTTATTTGCCTATATGCTGCTCTATACCGGTCTGCGGCGCGGGGAGCTATTGGCACTTCGCTGGGAGGACATCGACCGGAAGAAAAAGGTGATCCATGTGACAAAATCCGTTTGCTTTGTGGGCGGAAAGCCTATGATTAAGCTACCGAAGAGCAAGGCGGGACGGCGTGACGTGGTTCTGCTGGACGCGCTGGAAAAGGTTCTTCCTGATGGAGGAAGTGGGTACCTATTTGGCGGTAACGCGCCTTGGTTAAAGAGCCAGACAGAAAGAAATTGGTTGGAATGGTGCAAGGCTGCGGGGCTGGCCCATGAGTTGGTGACCGTGGAGGTAGACCCCAAAACCCAAAAGAAGAAAACGCGGCGGAAGTGGCGGCCAGATATCACCGCGCACCAGCTCCGTCACGCATTTGCTACTATGCTATACGACGCCAACATTGACGAGATGGATACCAAAGAACTGATGGGACACAGTTCCATTCAGGTGACGAGGGACGTCTATACCCACATCCGGCAGAGCCGGAGAGAGAAGACGGCGGAGAAGCTGAATGCGTTTTTGGGTCAAAATTCTGTCAAAGTCGGCGGAGACGTTGGGGCGTAAGGGATTTTATATTCTTTGGAAGAAAGCCCGAAAAACCTTGTGTCATTGTGATACAGGATGGAATGAAAACCTCGGAGCCATTGGAAATCAGTGAGTTCCGGGGTTTTTCGTGTTCCGCTTTACTGTTCGTTGAAGCCTGACGCAGCACACAAAACAGCATAAAACAGCATATCAAAACGCTCACTATCCTGTCAAGATCGTGTCAAGACTACGGGACAAAATAGCCGCCCCGGGAGTATATCCGGAGCGGCTTTTTTGCGTCCCCACTACTGTGGGGTTAAAAATGTTTCGGAAAACGGATAAGCGCTTATCCTCCACGGTTCATCCCCACCGCTGTGGGGTTCTGCTTGGATTATATATCAATTTCTCTGCCTTGTCAATTTGCTTTTAGCGGCGCTTTCCGCCAGTCACCGCGTTATAAATATCGTCGGCATTTCCTTTGATTACAGACTTCGGCTCCCACATTCTTACATACTCCCTATAAAAGCTGGAGTTTTTATCGGTCAGTTCAGACGCGGCTAGAATGTTGGACCGTTCGCCCTTGTCACCTTGCCAGAAATAAATTCTGCGCCCCTTGTATATCAAAGCAGAAATGGAAAAGTTCCCTTTTTCTTCGACTTGCGTTATTAGGGAAACGTGATCACCAAAACGAATGACAGAAATGTTCCCATACACGCTTTCTGGGGTAAATTCCGACCACACAAGCGAATCATGTTCCCTGGCGTATGCAAGACAGTCTATTTCGTTTTGATTAAAAGGGAAAGCCAGTGTTTTCTCGAACTCTGGAACAATCTCCAGATAGCGGATCAAAATCTCTTGGTTAGAGCATGGGGAGAGATTGGAGCGGATGTACTCTAGGATGTCTCCATCCATCAACGACATGATCTGATCCCAATTCTTGTTGTAAGTTTTCATTTGGTGACCCTCCTTTTTAAAATTATAGCATGGTTTCTCTGACTCGGTCAATGTCATTCTACCTCGTAACCGTTGGCCCCCATAAAATACTCACGGCCCAGGGTCGTTACAAACGCGCTGTCACAGTCTCCGTCTGTTTCGATCTCCATCGTGGAGACTGTGGCGGCGTGGCCGCCTGCGAAGGCAAGGGCGGCGGTGAGCAGGATTGCAATCAATGTTTTCATTGCTCTTTCTCCTTTAGGGAGTAGCCCTGTTCTTTAATGTTGTGCAGCCAGTTCCAAAGGAATTCGTCAAGGTCTGTTCTGAGCCGCTTGGAGTAAAGCAGCTGGCCGCTTTCGTCTCTTTTGTAAACTTCCTGGTATACACCGAGGTAGTCGTTTTGGAATGTGAGGGGCTCCACCGATCCGGCAGACCAGTCCACGGAGACTGTCATGTCCGGGTCTCGCATGGCATCTCCGTTTTGCCGTCCGTAGTGCGTAAGGGAATAGACGGGGCGACCTTTATAATCGCTGTAAAACAGGTACTCTGCGACCAGGTCCATAAACCCCTCTGCCATAAATCTGCGGTGGCTGTCACCGTCTGGACCCATGCCATTCAGGTATGGCCGGAGCATCTTAAAATTGGTGGTCCCGTGCCTTGTTGCGTTCATGGTAAAACTTCCTTTCTGCCCTGCCATCATCAGTACCGGTGGGGCGGTTCCGGTAGACCCCCGAAGGGGTTTCGGCTGTTGGGTGAGTCTCTGCTTTTCATGTCCTGCCGCCTCCTTACGCTGTAGCGGTTTCGATGTCCTGGGATCCACGGGAGCGGAATGCCTGACTGCCGTACTTGGTGCGGATTTCCGCCATGGAGGACTTGCCACGGTACCAGCGGGAACCGGCCTCGGCGTGGTGCCAGTACCACTTGGCTTTATTTTTGGACCACTTGCAGCCAGCTGCCTTGAGCTTGTCCTTGTTGGCCTTGGTGTTGCCGCCGCAGTCGGGGTGGTACTGCATGGCCAGACGGCGATAGGCCTTCTTGAGCTCGTCCAGGGTATTGATATTCTCGAAGTATTTCATGGGGTGTTCTCCTCTCAATAAAGTTTTGTGGGGTGGGGCTTTTGAGGATGCCCCGCCAGAACCTTTAGAGCAGATCGTCAATCTTTTTTGCTAAGTTGTCGTAGTGCTTGGCGATGTTGCGATAGCACTGGAAGCTCTCATGGGTTTCTGCTTCGGTAGATTTGAGATTCCAGTGGGCAGCTCTAGATTTTAGCGACCGGATGATGTTTCCTGCTTCTTTCTCCGTAATGGTAACGGTAATGGTTCTCTCTTCCATGGTGTTCTCCCTTCCGGCCTGCTGGCCTGTCTCGGTGGCTGTCGTTTAGCTTGGCTTTATGATAGCACGTTGTAACGTGTAAAGTCAAGCCATGATACTGACCAAAAGGTGGGGCTGCGTTTTGTGCAAAATATACACTTTACAACGTGCTGAGCACTATGTACCATAGTAATTAGAATTGGAGGTGATCCGATGAACGAGGAACGCAAGGTATCTGCAGCAAAGAGGGCCAGCAACGATAAATGGGATGCGGAGCATATGGCATATCAAACGGTTAAGGTTCGGCGGGAGCTGCTGGAGGAGTTCCGCGTTGCCTGCAAGCTGCGAGGGGATCCCGTTAACGCTGTGCTGCGGAGAGCAATGGAGGACTACGTAGAGCAGGCAAAGACTGCGCCAGGACAGCAGAAAGAGCAAGAGTAGGGAACAGACAAGGGGCAGGTATAACGCCCCGCAGAGAGCAGCACAAGAGGCCTAGAGAGGGGCAGTAAATTCCCCTTCCGGGCCTCTTTTCCATCTAAGATATTAGACACATGTCGAAAAAGATTGAGAAAAATAATTTAAAATAAATTTGAAAAGCCCCCTTTTCAGGAACCCTGGAATGTATAATTGATTCGTACCCTTAGATTGGGAAAAGTCTAGATTTGCTAGATTTCTGGAAGGGAGGTAAGCCAGATGGCACAGACAAGAAAGGTAGAATCCGCTGAAAAGCTGATGAAATATATAGATGATTTCATCAAATACTGCGAGGAAAACGGTGAAATCCCTTCCAACTATAACCTCTGTAAATTCCTGTCGGTGAGTGCTGCGACACTGAGTAGGTATGAGGCGGGGGAGGGGAATTATAGAGGCTACGAAATCCCCTTCAAAAACCTCAGACAGTACAGAGAACATAGACTATTAACTATGTTAGAGGGCGATTCGAAGAAAGCAGCAGCAGCAATATTCCAGCTGAAGCAGCCATTCAATGGTGGCTATGTAGAGTCCACACAGCAGGTAGACCAGGGCGCAACCGTCACTCTCAAGATCGAGGGAGTGGGCGGAGTCGATGCTTTCAAGTAGCAATTACGGACTGCTTGCTATATAAGCAAGTGCAAGCCCTTGCAGCACAACGGGTTGCGGCACCACTACAGAGATATTACAGTATGCGGCGGGCTGGAGCAATCAGGCAGACCGGCCTGCACGGGGGTGGCTGGGTGCAATAAGACCCTCCCGCCCCGGGGGTGGGGGTGCTGCGGCGCTGGCCGGTTTCGAGGTATACCCCCCTACCCCCTACCCTACCTACCAGGGGGGTGTGGCGGAAAAAGTAGGGGCTGGTTTCCGGCAGGGGGTGTATAAGATAACCCCCATCCTCCAGACTTCCCCCCTCCAACATAGCTATCTATGATAACTATACAGGGGGTACCCGGAAAATCAGGGGGTACCCAGAAGGAATGGGTCCCCAGGGTGAAATAGAAATCGGGCTGTGTGAGAGGCGCACGAGACGGGTTCAAGTCCCGGAGGCCCGAAGCAGTTCTTGGGTGTTCTACCTCCTTTCGAGTGGGGGCAAGGGAAGACAGCCTTTGCCTCCCTCAAATCGTCCGGCAGGTGCAAAGCCTGGTTCGATTCCAGGCCGGGCGGCAAACCCCGAAAGGGGAATATCAAACAGAAAGGAAGTGAATTCTCTCCTTCGCTGCTTCCTTTCACATGGTTTGGTAACACATTGTCTTGTATGCTCTTTCGAGCTACCCGGCGCGCGGGCAAAGCCGGTCACAAACCCGCAGCATGGCCCGAGGATTTAGGGCCATACATGCCGAATCCCAGAAAGGCCCTCACTATCCGAGGGTGTCAGGTCGCGCCTGACGTTCGGCGATAGGGCAGGGAATGTTATGGCGGATTCTCTGCGCGAGAGCGATTTTTGGTTTGCCATGCCGGAAATCGCTCTATACGGAACTATAACCCTAACGGTAAGGGGGCGGTTTTGAAAACCGCGAGTAGGCTGCAAGGCTGTCCGGGTTCGAGTCCTGGTAGTTCCGCCATATTTATTTGCGTCTACGGCTTTAGATTGGAGATGTGAAAAATAATTTTGGTGAAAAGAAGATCCAATGATGTTCCTATAGTTCCCGGTGGGAATGAAGTGGAGTTCGTACAGATTGTCGCAACCGGAACGAACGGTTATGGCGGCGTTTCTGCGGAGGCCTGGTTTACTACTGTTATAGATGGAACTTTAGCAGTAAGTTCGGTTTCAGTGACTACAGGAGTAAGTAAAGGTTTTTCTGCCGTTAAGGGTAGCATAATAACAACAAAGGAAAAAACGGGAACCGGCATTCAGGGACGATGCTATATTACATTTAACAGAGACATGCCTACTATCAACGAAGTTGTCGATGAAGGTGGTCGGGACAAAATGGTTTCTTATGAGGTTGTTTAAGTGAAACGTTCATACGATAGATCTAATCTGTTAGATGTCATAAATGACCTTCTGGAGAAAGACGGGCGTGTGGAATTGATTTCCGGGCCTGAGGGTACGGTGAAGGTCGTACAGATCAAGAGGAAAGTCGTACTGGAAGGAAAGCTGGATAACTGACCTTCCCGGGAATGGCTGGGAAGAAGGGCCGAACGGGGTCAACTTGTCGGAATTTCCGACAGGTTGGCCCCGTTTTTGCGTTTGGAGGTGAGGAGAGACGGCACGGCGAAGGATGAGCAAGGTCCAGAAGAAGGACGTTGTCTGGGACCCCGGAGAGGCAAACCAGAAGCAGAAGCTGTTCTATCTCTCCCGAACCACCTACACCGCCTACGGCGGTGCCAAGGGCGGCGGAAAAACCCATGCCGTTCGCATCAAGGCTGTGGGTGGAGCCATTGCCAACCCGGGCATCAAGATCCTCATCATGCGGCGGACCTATCCAGAATTGGAGGAAAACCACATCCGGCCCATTGTGAAGATGGTGCCGCCTGCGCTGGCTTCCTACAACGCCACCACCCACCTGATGACCTTTCACAACGGGAGCACCATCAAGTTTGGCCATTGGAGCGGCGACGCTTCGGAGGATGAGTACAACGGCCTGGAATATGACTGGATTTTCATCGACGAGGCTACGCAGTTTTCCGAGCGGAGTTTCAACTTTCTGGGCGGCTGCTTGCGCGGCGTGAACCAGTTTCCAAAGCGGATGTATCTTACCTGCAACCCCGGCGGCGTCGGCCACCGGTGGGTGAAGCGGCTGTTCATTGACCGGCAGTTCAAGCAGAACTGCGACAACCCGGAAGAGAACGAGAATCCGGAGGATTATACCTTCATCCCGGCGACGGTGGAGGACAACTACCACCTGATGGCCTCTTCCCCAGGGTATGTGCGGATGCTGGCGAACATGCCGGAGGATAAGCGGCGGGCCTACCGGTACGGTGATTGGAACGCCATCGGCGGGAACTTTTTCCCGGAATTCTCTACCGCGACCCACGTTGTGCAGCCGTTTCGCATCCCGGAGCATTGGCAGCGGTACCGAAGCTTCGACTACGGCCTGGACATGTTCGCCTGTTTCTGGTGGGCGGTAGACGAAGACGGAAGGTCTTGGTGCTACCGGGAGTTCACCCACAAGGGCCTCATTGTCAAAGAGGCGGCAGAGAAGATCCACGAGTTGACGCTGCCGGGAGAGCATGTCTCCGCCACCTATGCCCCGCCGGATATGTGGAGCCGGCAGAAAGACACCGGCAAGACCATGGCGGAGGTGTTCATGCTGAACCAGGTTGGCCTGATCCGGGCGGACAACAACCGGGTGCAGGGACACCTGATGATGAAGGAAGCGCTGGCACCAAGGCCGCTGCGCGACCCCTATGTGCAGGCTATGTTCCGCCGGGAAGACGGGACGGTGCCGGACAAGCTGCCGGGGCTTATGTTCTTCGATGCCTGCAAAGAGGTTATCGGGGATATCCAGGATATCCAGGCGGACGAGAAGAACCCAAACGACTGTGCCAAGGACCCCCACGAGGTGACCCACACGGTGGACGGGGTGCGGTATTACTGCATTTCCCGTGTGCTGCCTGCCCAGCCGGAAAAGGACGAGAAGAAGGTTGTCCTGTATGACGATGACGAGGACAGCATGGAGAGCTACGAGGAGTTCATGGTAGGAAGCGGGGCCCCCAGCCCCAGTTATCTTGCGTTGTGAGGAGGACACTATGGAAACCATTCTGTTTGGCATCGGAACTGCGCTTGCCCTTGTGTGTTTTGTCGTTCTGCTGGTGCTGGAGCACAAGAACGAAAAGCACCTGGATGAGTTGAGCTCGCGCCTGGCCAGCATCTCCCTTAAAGTGCGAAGCCTTGAGAAGAAGGCAGAACACTTGGAACAGGTTTGGAAAGCGGAAGAGGGTGACCGAGAGACCCGGAAGAGACAGGAGGAACTGCTGTTTACCGGGATCAACAACATCCTCAATTACGACATGAACGCAGCCAGAAAGGCAGGCGGTGACGATGTCTAAGAGAGAGAAAAAGCCGGACACTTCCGGCCTGAACACTTACTCCCTGGGGAAGGAGAGCAAGCTGCCGGACTGCGGGACGGCGTGGAAGTTGTACGAGCGAGGACTGGACTTCAACTCCAGCATCAATCTGGAGGACACCGTCCGCGTCAACGAGAACTTCTTCATCGGGAAGCAGTGGGAGGGCGTGATTTCCAACGGGCTGCCCACCCCCGTGTTCAACTTCCTAAAGCGGGTGTGCTGCTTCACGGTGGCGACCATCACCAGCGACAACATCAAGGTGAACGCCTCTCCGCTGTCCGCGACGCCGAACACCACGTCGCTTGTGGAGCCGGTTCGGATCATCAACGAGGAACTGGACGCGCTGACGGAATTGAACAACATCCCGTCGCTGATGCGTGAGTTCGCCAGAAATGCCGCTGTGGACGGGGACGGGTGCCTTTACACCTGGTGGGACCCGGACGCAGAGACCGGGCAGGACGCCAAGGGGTGCATCCGGACCGAGATTGTAGAGAATCTTCGGGTCCATTTCGGAAACCCCAACGACCGAGATGTGCAGAGCCAACCGTGGATCATTCTGGAGCGGCGGGAAATTATATCCGCAGCCCAAGCAGAGGCCAAGGAGAACGGCTTCGAGACCTGGCGGAACATCGGCGGGGACGGCGACAACACCAACCCGGACGCGGCCAAAGAGACCACGGACAAGGTGACCACCATCCTGCTCTTCTGGCGGGACACCAAGACCCGCCACATCTGGGCGTACAAGTGCGCCCGGGGGTCCTCCATCCGGGAGCCGTGGGATTTGGGGATCAAGCTATATCCCATTTCCTGGCTGAACTGGGACTACATCCAGGACTGTTTCCACGGGCAGGCCATGATTACCGGTCTGATTCCCAATCAGATTTTCGTGAATAAGCTTTGGGCCATGTCGCAGCTGTCCCTGATGACCACAGCATTTCCCAAGGTCGTGTACGACGCGACCAGGGTCGGAAAGTGGGATAATCGGATTGGCGCTGCCATCGGGATCCAGGGCGGCGACGTGAACAACGTAGCCAAGATCATTGACCCGGCCAGCATCTCCCCGCAAATCTCCCAGTTCATTCAGTTGGCGGTGGAGGAGACGGAGCAGAGTTTGGGCGCAACGTCCGTTGCTTTGGGCGACACGCGGCCAGACAACACGTCGGCCATCATTGCCTTGCAGCGGGCTGCCTCCACCCCGTCGGAGATTACAAAGCAAAACCTGTATAAGTCCATTGAGGACCTATACAGGATCTACATCGAGTTTATGGGCGAGTATTACGGCAAACGGTATGTAGACATGACCACGCCGGAGGAGGTCCGGCAGGTCTACGACTTCATTGGACAGGAGACCCCAGCAGAGATTCCGATGCAGTTCGACTTTTCCCAGCTGAAAGACATGCCCATGCACATCAAACTGGACATCGGGGCCAGTTCGTACTACTCGGAAATCGCCTCCATCCAGACGCTGGACAACCTGTTGAAGATGGGGAAGATCGACACCATCCAGTACCTGGAGCGCATTCCCGACGGCTACATCCCAGGACGGAGAGAGCTCATCAACGAACTGAAAGAGCAGCAGAGAAACGCCATGGCTATGCAGGCGCAGATGCAGCAGAGTGCCCCCCAGAACCCCGGCGGGGCCCCTGTGGCGGGAGACACCACAAAGGACGAGATCCCGACGGGAGGCGGATACTCCGCCTTGCAGAGAAAGGTCAACGAGACCGGGACCACCGCAGGGATGGTTTGACCGAATGGGAGGTGCCACATGACGGAATGGGAAGTGGTTGGAGTCATTGTGGTCCTCGTTGGCCTCGTGATTTCCGTTGCCGGTCCAATGGTGAAGCTGAATTCCACCATCACGAAGCTGACGGTGCAGGTGGCGAACTTCACCCAGGGACTGGAGGAATTCAAGGACCGATACAAGGACCAACTCAAGGAGTTTAAGGACGTACACGAAGACATTTACGAAAAGGTAAACGATCACGAGCACCGAATTACGGTGCTGGAGGAAAGGAGGGAGGACCGATGAGCGAGAAATGGAAGCTCTGGTGGAAGGCCGCCGGGGTGCGGGCCATCAAGACCATGGCAGAAACCGCCATTGCCACCATCGGAGCGGCGGCGGTGCTGTCTGCGGTGGAGTGGCCGGTGGTTCTGTCGGCTACCATCCTGTCCGGCGTTCTGTCCCTTCTGGTCAGCGTCAAGGGCCTGCCGGAAGTGAAGACGGAAAGTTAAGACGAATGTGAAATGTTGCGACGAAAATCAAGTTTGATGCAAGTTTCAAGCAAGTTTGTGTAGAGATTCGGAGGAAGTTAACCCAATGAACTTGAGAAAATGCCTTCTCACAAAGAATGAGTGCTACCAGCGTGGGGTGAAAATCAACCCCGTCGGGGTCATGGTTCACAGTACCGGGGCAAACAATCCGTGGCTGAAACGCTATGTCCAGCCGGACGATGGCCTGCTGGGGACCAACAACAACGGGAACCACTGGAACCGGTATCGCCCTGATGGCCGCCAGGTTTGCGTCCATGCTCTCATCGGTAAATTGGCAGACGGAGGCATTGCCACCTACCAGACCCTCCCCTGGAATTATAGGGGCTGGCACAGCGGCCAGGGCAGCAAGGGCAGCGCAAACAATATGGGCTATATCGGGTTTGAGATCTGCGAGGACGGCCTGAGCGACGGGGTGTATTTCGCCAAAGTGTACCGCGAGGCCGTGGAGCTGACCGCCTACCTGTGCAAAATGTTCGGGTTCAACCCCCTGGCAGACGGCAAGGTCATCTGCCACAGCGAGGGCCACAAACGAGGCATCGCCAGCAACCATGCCGATGTCATGCACTGGTTCCCGAAGCACGGAAAAAGCATGGACACCTTCCGCGCCGACGTAGCAGCGGAGATGAACAAAACCACCACAGAGGAGGACGAGGACGTGGACATCAACAAGCTACTCCAGGACATGACGGACGAGCAGGCCTACCTGATTTACCAGAAGGCCGTCCAGCACATGGTGACCCTGCCGGAGCCGGAGTGGTCTCAGAAGGAAGGGGCCTGGAAGAAGGCCCAAGAGACTGGCGTCATGGACGGCACCAGCCCGGAACGCCCCCTGAAACGGGACGAGTTCGCCGCTGTCCTGAACCGGAAGGGGCTGCTGTGATGGGGGTGACCATCCACAACCCGGACAACATCCCCGAGGAAATCGTCCAGGCCGCCATCTCCATGATGGAACAGGAAGAGGGACGAAAGGTGGTGGAAATCTCCATCCGCCGCACCGAGAACCCCGACGAATACGGGATCACTCCGGTGTTTGAGCGGGCGCCCTTCCAGCGCATCCGCAGAATCACCGGTTACCTGGTGGGAACTCTGGACCGGTTCAACAACGCCAAGCGGGCGGAAGTGGAGGACCGGGTGAAGCATACAACCAACTGACCGCAAACCAGCGGAAACATAAATTGGGCCACCCATGCCCAATAGGAGGAACTACACATGGACGAACTGACTGTAAACACCATTCCTGAAAGCACCGAAAGCGCGACCGAAGCGCCCGCCCATGACCCTGATGACTGGTCCGATATTGACTTTTCGGACCTGGAGATTTTGGACGGAGACACCGAGACCGGCGAGGAGACGCAGGAGGGTGAGACGCAGGATGAGACTGTGGAACCGGACGCAAACCAGCAGGAAGGGGAAGCAGAGACCGAAGCGGCCAACGAGCCCACAACCGAAGCGCAGGAGCAGACTGACAGATCGGAAGAGGCAAACCAGCCGGAACTGATCGAGTTGAAACACCTGGGCCAGACGGTGCGGGTAACCCCGGAGCAGCTGAACGCCTATGCCCAGATGGGTCTGGACTACCAGCGAATCCGGGAGGACCGGGACGCAGCGCGGAAAGAGGTGAAACGGCTTTCTCCCATGGAGAAGGAAGTGGAGCGTCTTTCTGCCATGGAGACCTTTCTCAAGGAACTCGCCGCGCCCCAGGGAATCTCCGTTGAGGACCTGATCGACGGGGCACGGGCCGAGGTGCTGGCCAAGAAGGAGCACCTGAACAAGGACGTTGCCCTCCAGAGAATCAAGCTGGACCGAGAGAGAAAGGCCTTTGAGGCCCAGAAGGACCAGCAGCAGAAAGCAGCCCAGGAAAAAAGCCAGGAGGAAGCGAAACGGCAGGAGCAATTTCTGCGGTTTGCTCGAACCTATCCGAAGGTGAAACCAAACGACATCCCCAAGGACGTGTGGGACGCCTTCAAGGATGGCGAGGACCTGGTGAACGCCTATGCCCGATTCGAGAACCGGGAACTCAGGGAGAAAGTCTCCAAGCTGGAAAGCCAGCTGGAGACGGCAAAGAAAAACAGTGAGAACAAACGACGGTCCGCAGGAAGCCAGAGAAGCGCGGGAAGCGCCAGTGAAATGGACGAGTTTGACCGCGCCTGGTACGACGGGACCTGATTGCCCCTGACATGAATTTGGGGGCAGGAAGGAGAAAATGACTATGGCTACCATCAACCTTGCCACCAAATATGAGAAGAAGCTGGACGAGCGCTTTAAGCAGTCCTCTCTGACCGATGCCTATGCAGGCAAAAGCTATTCCTTTGAGGGCGTGAATGCCATCAAGATCTGGACCATTGACCAGGTGCCTATCACCGACTACAACCGGAACGCTTCCGCCAGCCGGTTCGGCACCATCAATGAACTGGGCGACACCGTGCAGACCCTGGTGATGACTCAGGACAAATCCTATACCTTCGCCATCGACGAGGGGAACGCGGGTGAGCAGTTCAACATCAAGCACTGCAACGCCGTTTTGAAGCAGGTGTGGGACGAGCAGGTGGTCCCGGAAGTGGACAAGTACCGCTTCTCCACCTGGTCCAACGGCGCGGGCATTGTGACCGCCGGGGCTGCCCTGACCAAGGACACGGTGATTGAGGCGCTGCTTACCGGCCACGCGGCCATGAGCAACAAGCGGGTGCCCAAGGGCAAGGCCCGGGTGACCTTTATCTCCGAGACCCTGGCCATCCAGACCAAGCTGGCCACCAACCTCCAGAACAACGAGAAGTACACCACTGGGGCCATTCTGAACGGCCAGATCGGCGTGATCAACGGCTCCCCCATTGTGGCGGTGCCTGACGATCTGCTGCCTGCCGGTGTGTCCTTCCTCATCAAGTACAAGGGCTCTACGGTGGATCCCATGAAGCGGAAGGTGCTTCGGGTTCAGACCCATCCCATTGGCTTCGACGCCGACATCGGCGAGGGCCGGTACATCCACGACAGTTTTGTGCTGGCCCAGAAAATCAACGGCCTGTATGTGTATGCCAACACCGCCAATGCAGCTGTCACCCCCACCATTGCCATTGCTTCGGGCGGTGAGGTGACTCTGACCGCTACTGGCTCCGACGGCATCAAGTACACCCTGGACGGTACCAACCCCAAGACTTCCGATACTGCACAGACCTATGCCTCCGGGAGCAAGCCTAACGCTGCCGCTGGCGTGACTGTCAAGGCTTATGCCTACAAGTCCGGCCTGCTGAACTCCGGCGTTGCCGAGAGCGTCAGCGCGGGCTGATCTACACCTGTAACGGGGTGGGAGGGCCACCCTCCCACCCCGTTTCTCACAAAGGAGGGAGAGACTATGCCAGCACCGAGCACCACGGCCCAGAGAGTGTTTGATATTACCATGGGCCTGATCGACGAGGTGAACGAAAATTCCGGGGAAACTGATACCGCCGACACCCGGGAATATAAGATGCGGACACTGCTCATTCTGAACGCTCTCCGAGGGGAACTGTATCCCTATAGCGACACCTACGAGGTAGAGACGCCGGGTGAGCGCCCCATTGTGGCGGTGATTTCTGACTTTGAAACCCCCATCGACTTAGATGATTATATATGCCAGACTGTGCTTCCCTACGGTTTGGCGGCCCAGCTTTTGCTGGATGAAAACCCTTCTGCCGCTTCCTTTTTCCAACAACGGTACGAAGAACTGAGAAACAACCTGTCCAAGGGGTTCCCCCAGGACGGCGAGGCCATTACCGATGTGTACGGTGTGGGCTTCGAGTACAATGAATTTTCCAGGTGGTGATTTCCCATGGCGCAAATCGTAGATTCCTCCGACGAGAAGGTGTTCCGCATCCAGGAGTTTCTGGGGCTGAACGAAAGTCCGGATGGCGACACAAAGCTGAAGCTGGGCGAGGCGTCCGTCATGCGGAACTTTAAGATTACCCGGGATCATTCGTTGCAGAAACGGCCTGGGCTGGATAGCATAATTTCTGTTATATCTGGATATACCGTAAAAATTTCAGAAACGTCCCAAATTGTAAGGACAGACAACAATGTATCTAGCTCTTTAATGATGTATCCATATTATTTATCTTACGATGGGGAAATTTCTGTATGGGGGGACATGGTGTCAGTGGAATATTCTAACGCAGAAGAATATTCCGGTTATTATTGGAGTGGAAATGACGGGAATATATATCAGTTTGATAGGTGCGAACGGTCTTATGACTCAGGGAACGCACAGTATCTTTGGTACATGAGGTCGATGACTCTTGTCCCTCCTGGTGAGGCAGAGGCCAATGTAACGAATTTGTGGTCTGGAAATGTACGAGGAGAACCTGTTCTGGTTGGAACGGTTGGGAATCAGTTTGTTAAGCTGTGGGACAAAAGAAACGGATTTGTCAGGGAACCTATCGGAGAGATTAGAACGGATACCATGCGAGATAGTTCTGTCGTTTTGTTTGGGTTTTCTGGTAATCTTTATATTATGACAGGGGTTTCGCAGTATGAGTGGGATGGTGGCGAAGAACTAAAAAGTATCGAGTATAATTCGGCTTATGAGCCGTTGGTCGTGGTGTCTATTCCCCCTGGCCAAAATTCTGGAGGCGGGACAACATTACAACAAGTAAATATATTGTCCGCCTATTTTCGAGTTCGATTGTCTCCTGACGGAGAAGGAACTGAGTTTGTTCTACCAGGAAGGTTGCCGTCGATCCCTGCACAAATGGACGTTGTGGATTTAACAACAGGTGAAGAAATCAGCTCATCGGCGTTCTCTTTTTTGAGAGATATAAATACAAACGAAAGAATTGGAATTAAATTTAATGACCCTCCCGCGGCGGGAGAAAACAGTATAGAGATTCGATATACTGGAACAGGGAAAAGTACAACTGGGAATGCTTTTTCTGGAATAGCAGAGGACCTTTCTCCGTTTTCTGGAATGCGTTATGTTGAATTATACAATGGAGTTACAGATACTAGAGTGTTTTTGTATGGAGACAAAACAAACAAGGTCTATTATTCCGATTTTGATGAAAACGGCATCCCTAGAGCGGATTACTTCCCCGAACTCAATACAATTTCCATTGGTTCGGAAAATTCCTCGGTTACTGGCTTAGTCCGTCATTATTCCCGTCTGATCGCCTTCAAAGAGGACGAGGCGTATTCTATCCAGTACGGCACCATTACCTTGCCGGACGACACGTCCACGGCTGCCTTTTACTGCACCCCCATCAACCGGAACCTGGGAAACGAGGCTATGGGACAGGCCAGACTGGTTCTGAATAGTCCCTACACTCTGTGCGGAAAGGACGTGTATGAATGGCGGAACAACGCTTCCTACTCCAGCAATTTGAGCATTGACGAACGGCAGGCGAAGCGGATTTCCGATAGAGTGTATGCTACCCTGGAAAATTTCGACTTCTCCCGGTGTTACTGCTACGACGACAAAGACCATCAGGAATACTACATCTGCTACGACAAGAAAGCCCTGGTATATAACTATGCCGCAGATGCATGGTATTACTATACTGACTTTGATGTGACGTGCATGGTGAACCTGAATGGGGATCTTTATGCTGGGGACAGCCTCGGTAGGCTAAACCTGGTATCACGAAATAATCGGACCGATAACGGTACAGAAATCACGGGGTACTGGGAAAGCGGTGCAGAACCGTTTGACCGGGAGTTTATGCGGAAATATTCTGCCATTCAATGGATTGTGCTGAAACCGGAACTGCGGAGCCGGGTAGAGGTTACGGTGCAGACGGACCGGAAAAGCGACCACGCCAAGAAGGTAGCGGCAGCCTCCGTGTTCAGCTTTAGTGAGGCTGATTTTCGTCGGTGGTCTTTTAACACCAACCGAAAACCTCATGCGGAGCGGCTGAAAATCAAGGCAAAAAAGTTCGTCTATTACAAGCTGATTTTCCGGTTTGATGGAACCAACACCACAGCCACCGTTGTGGCGGCAGATATGCGCGTCCGGTACACCGGATACGCCAGATAAGGAGGGCAACGCCATGAGTTTGAACCCATTGAACGAAGATCTGAATATTCTGTCCTCCCTGGTGATCCCGGAGTTGGACGACGACATGAACGTGATTCAGAAGTTGGACGACGAGCCCAACGATGTAGGCGGATTGACTGCTGCGGAACTGAAGGCCAAGTTTGACGAGGCCGGGAACATCATTAAGGACTACATCAACAACGAACTGATCCCGAATCTGTCCGGCACCATTGCGGAAGAAGAAGAGCGGGAAAATGCTGAGGCGGAGCGTGTACAGGCTGAACAGGGCCGGGTGACCGCTGAGAAAGGCAGAGTTACCGCAGAGCAGGGCCGGGTGACCGCCGAACAGGGGCGGGCCAGCGCCGAGACTCTGCGAGGCCAGGCAGAGACCGACCGGGCGGACGCGGAGGACGAAAGAGTCTCTGCGGAGGAAGGCCGGGTCTCCGCAGAGCAGGCCCGGGTGCTGGCAGAACAAGGCCGAGTTTCTGCTGAACAAGCACGGGCCCAAGCGGAGGATGCGCGAGAGGAAGCCGAGCAGGCCCGAGAGAACGCCACCACCGGCATTGTGGCCCAGGCAACCATTCAGGCGCAAGCGGCGGCCAAGTCTGCGAAGGATGCAGCGGCGGCGCGGGATGCCATTGTGGACCTGGAGGTGGCCAGCACGGAACTGCCCGCAGGGTCCACCCCCACGGTGACGAAATCCACCACCAGCACTGGAAACGTACTTCTTACCTTCGGCCAGGTCCCTGGTCCCCAGGGTGTGCAGGGACAGACTGGGCCTCAAGGTCCTGTCGGGCCCCAGGGCGATCCAGGACCGCAGGGGCCGCAAGGCATCAAGGGTGACCCTGGAGACACTGGGCCTCAAGGTCTGCAAGGTCCCCCTGGCGAGAAGGGAGACACCGGAGCACAGGGCCCGAAGGGCGACCAGGGGGACCCCGGTCCCCAGGGCCCTAAAGGGGATAAAGGGGAAAAAGGCGACCCCGGCGACACCGGGCCGACCGGATCGGAAGGACCCCAAGGGCCGAAGGGTGATCCAGGCGACACCGGCCCGGAGGGTCCTATGGGGCCCCAAGGACCCAAGGGGGATACGGGAACCGGGCTGGATATCAAGGGAACCTACGCCTCCCTGTTCGCCTTGCAGGAGGCAGTACAGAACCCCCAGCAGGGGGACATGTATAACGTGGGTACTACGCCCCCCTACACCATCTACATGTGGGACACCACAGACACCCCGGGCTGGAAGAGCCAGGGGCAGCTGCAAGGCGCAAAGGGAGACCCCGGCCCGCAAGGGCCCAAAGGCGACACCGGCGACACGGGTCCGGAAGGCCCGCAAGGGGACCCCGGTCCAAAGGGTGACACCGGGGACCAGGGCCCACAAGGGGACACGGGGCCCCAGGGAGCAAAAGGCGATCCCGGGGCGGCTGCCGGATTTGGCAATGTCTCCGCCACGGTGGATGACGCAACAGGGACGCCCTATGTCGATGTGGAAACATCCGGCCCAGACACGGCACTGAACATCTCCTTCGTCTTCCACAACTTGAAAGGTCCCACAGGACAAACGGGAGAGCAAGGCCCTGCCGGGGAAACTGGCCCCAAGGGAGATACCGGAGACCAGGGGCCGAAGGGGGATACTGGACCGGCGGGAGCAGACGGAGGATATTACTCCCCTGCCGTGGACAGTTCTGGGAACCTGAATTGGACCCCTAGCAAGAGCGGGATGCCATCGCTCCCCGGAACAAACATCCGAGGTCCGCAGGGTCCGCAAGGCCCCGCAGGGGCGGACGGGACTCCCGGTGTACAGGGCCCGGCAGGGCAGGATGGGGCCGCTGGTTCCGACGGCGCTGACGCCACCATCAACGGGGTAAATGCTCTGGAGCTGGAGGCGACCGGCGGTATTCAGGGCAACCAAAGCGGGAACAAATTCATGCTGGACGGCAGCGACTTGCAGTCTAAGGGTACTACGGTAACTCTGACCACCTCTGGGTGGACGTCTATTTCCGGCGGTTTTCAGCAGTCGGTTTCCGTTTCTGGCGTCACCACCAGTATGACGCAAATTATCTGGGTGGACGTGAACCAGTCCGGTACCGACCTGGAAGCCGACAAGGCGTTGAACGACGCCTGGTGCGCTGGGCCTGGACAGTTCAAGCCTAAGCAGCAGAGCGGCGCATTGCAGTTTTTCAGCCTTGAGAAGCCTACTGTGAATATTCCTGTTGATGTGGTGGTGACTGGAACATGATTATTACGACCAGATCCGTAGGCCACAATACTTCCATAAGACAACTAGAGTACATTCAAAGTTCAAAAAGTCAATATATAAAAACTGGTGTAATTGCGAGTTCTGACATTAGGGTTGTAATTGTAGCACAGTTTATGGATTCTGGCTCGTCTGCTTGGGTCTTTGGGGCAAGAAGTGGTACTAGTGCAAGTGATAAATTTACGATACTTAGGGCTAATGATTTGAACGCCATACGGTCCGACTTCGGATCGCAAAATGAAAACACAGGAGAAAACCCTGGTGGTCAATTCACAATAGATAAGAATCGAAATGTCACAACGATAGGGAATACTACCGTAACAAGTGATGCGGAAATCTTTTCTGGGTTGGAAATGTATTTGTTTGCTGGAAATACAAATGGTTCCACAACCGATCCAGCGGCGCTTCGCTTGTACTCATGTAAAATTTATGACGACGATGTCTTGGTTCGGGATTATGTCCCCGCGAAAGATGATAGCGGGGTAGTGTGTCTGTTTGACTTTGTAATGCGCGAGTATGTTTATAATTCTGGTACAGGAAGTTTTTCTGCGGGACCAGAAATATAAGAGAGGTGATCCCCTAATGTACCTTATGATCTCCGACAAGAAATACACCGTCACCCGACGAACGGTGACCAACAATACCGTCCGCTACCTCACCGTAACCCCGGACCCTGGCGAAGTCTCCGGCACCGTGAAGATGTTCCGAAACGACGGATTCCTGCTGAGTGAGGACCATGTGTCGGACTACGCCAGACAGAGTTATTCCGGGACGCTTCTGACCCTGACCAACGAGCCGGAGCGGGATCCGGAACCCTATTCCCCCAGCGATAGAGGGGTTTTGAACGCCCTTCTTGGGCTGGACGAAGGAGTGATGTAAATGGACATTCTGACGCTGGCAAGACAGCTGCGGGCGGCCCTGAAGGACTACGCCCAGGCGCAGCCGGACGAGAAGGCAGTGCAGTTTCCCTCCCTGTTTCCTATCTGGAAGGTTGGGGAGGCGGTGGAGAAGGATGACCGGCGGTATTATCCGCCTGCGGAGAAGCTATATAAGTGCGTTCAGGGGCACACCACACAGGCGGACTGGACGCCGGACAAGACCCCGGCCATGTGGGCGGTGATCGACGTGGGCCACGCAGGGACCGTAGAGGACCCCATTCCCGCCTCCCGTGGGATGGAATATGAATACGGGAAGCACTACTTAGACCCTGAGGACGGCAGAACCTATCTCTGCACGAGGGAGGGAGAGACGGGGACGATAGTCCTTCAGTACCTCCCCCATGAGCTGATCGGCAATTATTTTTCCGTTGTTGCCTGATCCCCTATTTAATATACGTCCAGTATATGATATACTGTATGTATACCCATGGTAAGTGCGCATAGCTATGGGAAAAATCTTACTACAAAGGAGAATGGATTGTGGAGTATGCAAGCAAAGGTGTGGCCGGGGCCGGTCTGGGCCTCGGGATCGCAGGTACCGCTCTGGGCCTGCTGAATGGCGGCGCTGGTCTGCTGGGCGCTCACATGGCAAACGCAGGCTGCAACACTGCCGCTGCCTGTTCTGAGAACCAGCCGGTGAACCGCTACGAGATGACCCTGACCCAGGCGATTTCCTCCAAGGACGGGGAGATTGCCCTGCTCAAGTCTGAGCGGTACACCGACGAGCGTCTGGTGGAGGTCTACAAGGACCTGAACCGCCAGATCAACGCTGTGAACGAGAAGATCCAGGCCAACCGGGACGAGCAGAACGCCGTGAACTGCCAGCAGGCTGTGTTCAACGGCACCATGACCTCCACCGTGGGCTGCCTCCAGCAGCAGATTGCCTGCCTGCAGAGCCTGACCAAGGTGGTCATCCCCAAGGACAACGTCTGTCCTGAACCCATGGACCGGTACAACAGCTGGACCGCACCCACCACCGGCGGCGCTGCCACGGCTTGAGACGACCAGGGAGGGGCGGGGCAACCTGCCCCTTCCTTCTTTTCTGTAAGGAGGGACGAGGATGGAATCCATGGAACAGGTGAAGCGGGGGATCGCCGCCTTCATCGACCGGGAGATTGTGCCGGTGATGCCGAAGTGGAAGGGGATCCTGTTCGCGGCAGGGGCACCCCTGGTCATCGAGCAAAAGGCAAAAGAGCTGCCGGAAAACCCCATCGCCCAGGCGCTGGGGGTGTTCGACGGAGACATGGTAGACGTGGACAAGGTATATTCCGCCATCAAAGAGAAGGCCAGCGGGAAGTGGCCGGTGGAGATCTCCAACTTCAAGATGAATGAGGCGGACTTCGACAAACTGTATCAGTACATCAAGGAGGCGTGAGAGCATGGAGACAATGGACGTTCTGGTGGCGCGATACAAACTCTGCATGGAGGAGTTGAACGACGCGCAGAAGTACCTCCGCCTCGCCAAAGAGTGCGGGGAGCAGGAGGGCCGAGACATGTTCCTTTCCCTGGCCGGGCAAGAACTTGGGCACTACGATACCCTGTGCCGCAGCGGGGAGAAGATCCTGGACCGCAACCACGGGACCGAGGAACAGAGAACCGTCTGGGGTGCGCTGATGAGCACGTCCGGCGACTGGGCAGCTGAACTCCGGGAGAAGATTGACCGGGTTCGCCATACAAACTAAATGAGAAAAGGGGGAGCGTTATGCCCACGACCACTACGAAACAGAACACCAATGCGGTGAACGTGACCAACGCCCCGGTGACTGCCGGGGGGGCATCGGCTGCGGCCAGAACCACCAATGGGCTTGCCACGCAGGGGTCGAACGGGAGCATTGCTCCCCTTTCCTCTGCGTCTGGGAGCCAGGTTTCCAGCACCACCCAGACGGGCAACGGCAGTGTGACCACCCCAAGTACCGGCACTGGAACCACGGGGAATGGGGCCTACAACACCCCCAGCGGGTACTATGAGACGGGCCGGTATGTGAACGTGGCTCCTGGTGGCAACGCCCCGGCGGGGACCAACATCGGCGACACCGTCATCACCGCCGGGGGCAATTACCTGGTGGTAAACCCCAACACGCCGGGGGCAAGCTACAACCCCACCAACGGGCTGTGGTCCATTAAGGTTCCCTCTCGGGCCACCAGCGGTACGGTGGATGCCAACGGGAACTACATCCCCATGGGCACTTGGAACGACCAGGGGCTTTCGGAGAGCGACAAGGCGAAAATTGAATCCCTCCAGGCGGCCTGGGAGCAGGCCAACATGCGGGGGGACGAAACCCTCAAGCAGCAGCTCCACGCGGCGGCTCAGGCCATCCGGGAGAAGTACGGCTATTCCGGCGGCGGCGACGGGTCCATGTACCTACCCATTGAACTGCCGGAGGGGCACCTGCCCAACGTAGGCCTGCCCAGCGTGACGCTGCCCAGCTACGAGGCACAGATTGATCCTACTAACGACGTATACGACGCTGCGCTGGATGCAGCCATTGCGGGGCTACAGAACGCCTACGACCAGTCCCGGCTGGAAATTGAGCACGCCATGTCTGGGATCCCCCAGCAGTACCAGGACCAGAGAAACGCGGTGGCCGCCCAGTCGGAGCGGGACAGGCTGCGGTGGAATGAGTATGCCGCCGCAACGGGCCTGGGTTCCGGGGTGAATGGACAGGCCAGCCTGGCTTTCTCCACTCAGCTGCAAAATGACCTGGGCTCCCTGCGCCGGGGCGAGGCAGACGCCATTGCGGACATGCAGCTCCAGCTGAACCAGTTGGAAGTGAGCTACCAGAACTCCATTGCGGAGGCCATCGCCAACAACGAGTACGAGAGAGCCGCCGCCCTGCTGGAGGAATACCGGCAGCAGGCACAGAGCGTGGTGGACACCGCCCAGCTCCAGGCCCAGCTGGACACCGACCGCTGGCTGAACCAGGCATACCTGGACCAGGATATCGCCGACTTCAACCAGAACGCCGACCAGCAGAACTACCAGGAACTGCTGGACCGGGCGGAGACGCTGGCGGCCTTCGGCAACTTCTCCGGGTACCTGGCCCTGGGGTATTCCCAGGATCAGGTGGAACAGATGAGAAAGGCGTGGGCGGCCATGAACCCGAACCTCGCCGCATATGCCACCGCATAAGGAGGGATTCCCTTGCCGTTGAACATGAAACTTGGCGTGATGACGCCGGACGAATGGCTCCAAAACACCGTTGGCCAGGCGAACAAGAACAAGGGGAATTCTTCCAGTTCCAGTAAAAAGCCCTCTTCCAATCCGGCAAAATCATCTTCCAGCAAGAACAACGGGGTGTTTACCGGAAACTTTGCAAAGGACTTCGAGACTCGGAAGAACATCCAAAAGAAGCAAAATTCCTATGGAGCGAAGCTAGGTAAGGCAGCATACGACACCCAGGCAAAGCGGCTCCAGGATAAAATTGACAGCGCCAGAGACGGAAATGCCCGGACGCGGTACCAAAATCAGTTGGCGGAACTGCGTGCTCGGGCAAACGCCACCCTTCCCGGCGGCCTTGCTGGGATGGAGGAGGCGGAGGAAAGGGAAACCTCCGCCGCACAGCGCCGAGCCCCCCGGGAGCAGCGAGAGCGTCAGGCGAAGATTGACGCACTGAACGAAAAGTTAAGCAAGACCACAGACCGCCGGACCCGGGCGGCTTACCGGCAGGAGATCCGAGACCTGGAATACCCTCTGAGTGCATCGGACCAGCGGTTGGGCTACCTCTCCCGAGACATTATCCAGGATGCCAAGGAGCAGTATGACGAGGGAACGCAGCTGATCCGGGAAGGGTTTGAGGAAGAGGGGCGGCGGCTCCAGGAGCAGGCCCACCTCATGGCGGAGTACCAGCGGGCATTGGCCGGGTATTCCGGCGGCGGAAGCGGGGAGGACCGCTTTGTCCCTGAACTGACCGCGCAGGAAAACCAGATTATGACCGCCGAAGGGAAGCAGGCCCTCCGTGCAGCAAAGCGGCTGTATGAACTGGGGGAAGAGACCGGAAACGAGGAGCTGAAAGAGACGGGTCGGATCCTGGGGCAAAATGTCCGTCTAACCCAGAACAGCTACGACCTGGACAAGATCCGGGAATTGCGGTCTAAAGAGCCCACCGTGAAACGCACCGACGCCCACGGGCGGCCGATTTACACCCCCACGGAACTGGAGGCAGAGGGGCAGAGGAACTTTTTTCCCGCCATTTGGAATCAGATTACAGGCTCCCTCCTCAGCCTTGGAGAGGCTGCCCATGCCGCCACGCGGGAGGCCATCAGCAACCGGAACAACGTAGCCTACCAGTCCCAGAAGGACCAGGTGGACCGGCTGGAACGGCAGGTCCGCACCACACAGGACGAGGAGGAGCGGCAAAGGCTGGAGGCAGCACTGGAAGAGGCCCGCGCCGCTGCGGAACGGCTCCGGGCCAAAGAGGAAGTGCATCCCTGGTCGGAGGGGCAATGGCGGCTGCGCCAGGCAGCCCAGCAGCAGGAGACGGTGCAGAACAGCATCGACAGCCCCTTTGGGCGGCTGGTGAACCAGGCCGCCATGTCTGCCCTGGGGATGGCCCCCGCCCTGGGCCTTTCCGCCGTGGCCGGTCCTGCTGCCGGTGCCGCGCTGATGGGTGCCCAGGCCGCCGGTGGCAAGGCCGGAGAACTGCTGTCCAGGGGAACCTCTGCCACGGAGGCCCTTGGGCGCGGCCTTGTCTCCGGAGCCATTGAAGGGGTCGCGGAGAAAATCCCCATCGGGAACCTGCTGCGCATTGCCAGGGGATCCGGCGGCGCTTCTTGGCTGCGGAACATGGCCCGCCAGGCGGGCATTGAGGCCACGGAGGAGTCGGCATCCTATGCCCTGAACTATGCCGCCGACGTGGCAGCCAGGGACCCGGAGGCGGAGTTCTCCCTGCAAGACCTGCTGGAGGGAGCAGCTGTAGGGGCCCTTACCGGCGGGGTGCTCGGCGGCGGTGCGTCTGCGCTTTCGGGCGGGACCACGGCTTCCAGTGGCAGAACCAGAGGAGGGACTGCCGCCGCGCAGGACGCAGCCAGACGGGCGGTACAGGAGGTCACCCGGGAGACCCAGGCGCAGATGCCGAGTACCCCGGAAAATCCCCTGCTCCAGACCATCCAGGAGACCCAGCGGGAACGGGAGCAGGCGGCGAGAGTGGAGCCGGAGGAACCCCGGGGGTCCCAGTCGGTCCTCAACCAGGCGGTGGAACAGGCTGCCGCTGAGCGGAACGCCAGACGGGAGGCAAATACGGTCCCCGTACCGGAAGCGCCTCAAACCCTGGCGGAACGGGAAGCCAGATACCAGCAGCGGTACCAGGACTATATGCAGCGGGCCCAGGCCGCAGCGGAGGACCCGTCTCTGCAAACGCCTGAGAATTACCAGGCGCTGCGGTTGGAACTGGATGAGATCCAGAATGAGTACAACGGGATCCTCCAGGCCCGGCGGGTAGAGTCCGGGGAGGTTTCCACAGACTACAACACCCCGGAAAACCATATCGACAACCGGACCACCGAGGATGTGGGAAACCGGTCCGTCAAAGCCTTCCAGTTTGACTATCCCCAGCTGCACCCCTACTATGTCCAGGCGGCCCAGGCTCTGATGGAGGACGCCAACTGGAGCCTGGAGACCCAGAGCAACCAGAAGGGCAGGGGGACGGTGGCCCGGTATTCCGAGGCCCTGGAGCGGGCGGCGGACCTGGGCCTCTCCCGCCAAGAGATCATCCAGGTA